AAGTGACATTTGGCGAAAACAACACAACTGTTATACATGCGTGGAGCCGGGCAGAGGACGGCAGGCGCGAGGCAAAGGAAATCCTTTCTCTCGCCTTGCAGGCCCTGACAAAAGAACCTTTAGAGGTGGAGGGGTTCAAACCCCTTCAACTCAGTTTTTTGCAATCGCAAGTGATCACGGATATTGACGGGATCACACAACACGGAATTTTGAGAATCCGAATTTATATTAACAATTAAGGGGGCTATCAAATGGCGGTATCAGGTAAACCGACTACCGGTAAAAGCATTATTTATATTGTGCAAGCTGCAAATGCGCCACTTGGATCAGATGCGAAGATTGTAGGCAACCAGACAGAAGGAACATGGACAAGGGAACAAGAAACGGTTGACGAACAAACAAAATTAGGCCGCATCGTTGGGTACGGGGCGAAAAGTGAGACATTCGAACTTACTTTATATGCACAACAAAAAGACGGCGGACAAGAAGCCTTAGAATGGACTTATGATAATGAATCCGAGTTGAAAGTTTGGCGTGTAGACACCAGCCAAAAGAACGACAACGGAAAATATGATTGCCGTTTCGGCTGGACGATTATCGAAAACATTGAGTTCAGTGAGCCGACAGACGGATTCGTCGAAGCAAGTACATCATTGCCGGTTCTTGTTCGTACAGTGCCGGGAGAAATTGAATTGCCAGACGACTTCATCCAATCAGCTAATGAAATTCTATTCGAAACGCCGGGCGAGACTACAGGCGGATTCGAGAACAGAAAGCAGCCTACTTCTACTCCCTGATGCGCCCCAGAATCTACGGTACGACAGTACAACTGATTCTATCACAGTTGAATGGGATCCCGTAGATGGGGCGACTTCATACAAGGTGTACAGGGGAGCGGGTAAAACTTTCTATGAGGAAGTAACAGAACCGACAAGCACACTCACAGGCATTGCGCCGGATACGCCTTTAACGGTTAATGTCACGGCCGTAAATGAGGCAGGAGAATCGCCAATGAGCGAGATTTCGACCCGGACACAACCAGAAACAAGCGGAGCATAAAAAACGATTCAAAATAAAGATACAGGGCGTCCTTCACGGGTGCCCTTTTTTATAGGAGGAATATAACATGCCAACATTAGAAATCGAAGGAAAACAATATCAAGCACGCTGTGATTTTAAATTCGAAAGGACAGCAGAAGAAAAATATAACGAAAAAGACGAGAGCGGCAACAAACAGGGCGGCTTACGAAATGTTTATCTCGGCCTGCTTGAGCAACGCAGCTCTCTTTACTTGATCCGGTTCTGGGATTGTGCACTTTCTCACTTGAAAGATAAAAAGCCATCCGTTGAAAAAATCGAGGAAGCGCTCGCGAAAGTTATTGAGGATGAAGGTGCAAAAGGTGCCGAAAGACTTTACAAAGAAGCGTTTCAGGCGGTGGATCAATCCGGTTTTTTCGCAGTTCAAGTGAAGAGAATTTGGCAAGACTTCGACGTGCTCAAGAAGGAGATCAAACAGAGAGTCGGGGAGACGGAAGCGGAATTCCTGAAACGGAAGCAGGAGCGCGAGGACGCCAAGGAAATGATGGCGGAACTCGAAAAACTAAGGAAAGAGATGAACAAGTAAACTATGACGCAGTTATTTTGAATGCTGCTCGTTATCTTAATATACATGATCCGGAGCTTATACTTTCGTGGACACCACACGAGTATAAGCTCTTTTTAAAAGGCGCGCAATATCGGCAGATCGATGAAATGGAATTGTTGACGAAGAACGCCCTATTCCATCGATACGCTTTGAATAAAAAAGGGCGTGTGACCCCTAAAAAGATGTTTGACGCTGACAAAGCCCGGAAGATGGTGGCCAACGAGGAAGACGGCTGGCGCAATGCGCGGAGCCTTGGCGTTAACCCTAATGCCCTAAAACGCGCGACAGATGCCCTTAAAACGATCACCCTTCCGGATTTCAATAAGAAAGGGGGTTAAGGCTATGATCGAACGCCTCACAGCGATTGTCGATGCGGAAATAGGCAAATTTAAGCGCAAAATGGGCGAAGTTAAGGCGTTAGCCCGAAGCATCCCGAATAGAATCAGCGTAACTGTTAAAGAAAATTTTAAAGAGGCCGAGCGGCGGCTGGGCGTTTTCGAAAACAGGATGGCGCGGCTTAGCAGGGTGATAAACGACTTTCAGACTGTGTTTGGAAACGCCTTTAGCGGCATGAAAATGTCGATATTCCCGGCTCTTGTTCCTGTTATAGCGTCACTCACAGCGGCTATCGGGTCGCTTGGCCCCGTCGTCGGTGTTGCTACTGGTGGCCTTATGGGGCTGGCAAGTGCATTCGGGACGGCGGGTGCTGGCGCCGGAGCGTTTGGAGCTTTAGCCATTTCCAATATTAGCGGGGTTTTCAAAGCGTCTTCCGACCTGGCTAAGCTTCAACAAAAGCTGGACGAAACAACAGACCTGAAAGAGCGCGCCAAGATCATGGAAAAGATCAAGGCGATCCAAGAAAGCCTTGGCGCAGAAGAGCGGAAAGCACTCGACACCTTGGAGGACTTCAAAGCAAACTGGCGTGAGATAGCTCAAGAAACGCAAAAGCCAATCATGAAGACGTTCACAAACTCTTTGAATAGTTTCAAATCTATTCTTAACACACTGCGGCCGATGTTTAAGTCTGTTGCGGCGGCAGGCCTTGAACTATCCGAAAGCTTTCAAAAGTCTTTGAATGCGCCTGATGTACAAAAGTTTTTCGATTATATGAATAAAAACGCAGGCCCGCAATTCGCCACAACAGTAAAAACGATGGGGAATTATTTGCGCGGCTTTTTGAATTTGCTGGTTGCTTTTGGGCCGTTGGGACAACAAATGTCACAAAGTATGTTGAAATCGTCCGAAGCATTCGCGAAATGGACAGCGAGCCTATCAGGATCAGATAAATTCAAGGCTTTCATCCAATACGTTCAGCAAAACGGACCTAAGCTGCTGACGATTTTCAAAAACATCGGGTCCGGTTTGATCGGAATGTTTACAGCATTCGCGCCGATGAGTGCGGACATGCTGACCGGACTTGTAAATCTGACGGCACGCTTCAAAGAATGGGGCAACAGCCTGAGCGAATCAAAATCGTTTCAGGAATTTATTAATTATGTCAGACAAAATACACCTACAGTTCTATCCCTGATTGGGGAACTTTCTAATCTAATTGTTAATTTGGGTGTCGGCATGGCCCCGTTAGGTTCGCAGATACTGCAAATGGTCACATCATTCTTGAAATTTTCTAACTCCATGATGGAGGCCAACCCGATTATCGGTCAGTTGATCGGATATCTCATTACCTTTGGGGGTCTACTGCGAGCGACAGCACCGTTAGGCATTGCTTTTTCTGCAATTTTCACCAAAAAAGATTGGGCGAACGGGGTTAAAAACGTCAAAAAAATTGGAGAAGCAATTACTTGGATCGGTTCCATGTTCGGAAAAGTCGGAAAGCTTTTTCTTACAAACCCTATTTTGATTGCTGTCACAGCAATAGCGGCGGCGGCTTATCTGATCATCACGAACTGGGGTCCCATTTCGAAATTCTTCTCTGATTTATGGGAAGGAATCAAAACAAACGCGATAGCGGCGTGGAATTCAATATCTGAGTTCTTTTCCGGACTTTGGTCTGGAATAGTCGAACTTGCGTCAACAGCATGGGGCAGCCTGACGTCGTTCTTCTCAGGTTTATGGTCAGGCATCACCACGACAGCACAAGCAGCATGGACTGGATTCATGAATTTAGTAAAGCCAATTTGGGACGGAATTGTCGCGGTTTTCGGCCCGACTTTTAACGTCATAGTCACAACGCTGTCAAACATCTGGAACACGGTATCTAGCACGGTATCGTCCGTGTGGAATACGATCAAAACAACGCTGATCGGCGTCGTCACGAGCATTGTGGACGGTGTGAAAAATCATTTTTCGATTTTGTCCCAAACTCTTTCCGGCATCTGGAACGGAATTACTAGCATCGCAAAAGGCGCATGGCAAGTCTTAAAAAATGCGATCCTCGGCCCGGTTCTGCTTGTCATCGACCTTGTGCAAGGCGATTTTAAAGGATTCGCAAACCATTTAAAGCAAATCTGGACAAACATCAGCAACGGGGCAAAGCAAATCTGGAACGGGATCAAAACGGTTGTGTCATCACTCGTTAAAGGTTTAGTCAACGCTGTTAAAAATTATTGGAATACAGCCAAGACTGTAACGACAACAATCTTTAACGGGATCAAAAGCGTCCTTAGCTCAATCTGGAACGGTATAAAAAATACCGTGGTGAATCTCGCCAAAGGGCTGTGGAACGCAGTCAAAACCACTTGGAACACGTTCAAGACTGTAACGACAACCATTTTTAATGCAGTCAAAACCGTCCTGACAACCGTCTGGAATGCGGCGAAGTCAGTCGTCATAAATGCGGCAAAAAACATCTGGTCGAGCGTCAGGAATAACTTCAACAACATGAAGAATGTTGTTACAACCGTCATGAAGAATGTCAAAACCACGATCCAAAACCTTTGGAATAACGCCGTTAAATTCTTGAAGGGGATCGATCTGAAACAGATCGGAAAGAACATCATTCAAGGATTGATTAACGGTATCGGAAGTATGGCAAATGCCGTCTGGCGG